CTGGAAAAAGAAAAGTTACATTTTCCAGGGTTTTGTCACAACGAATCCACTAGCAGAAGACTCAACACCTGAGAATCCAATCAGAAGATTCATCATTGGACCTCAGATCTTCAACATAATCAGAGGGGCACTGATGGATCCAGAAATGGAAGAAATGCCAACTGATTACTTGAAGGGTGTGGACTTCAGGATCACTAAGACAACAAAAGGTGGTTATGCAGACTACTCAACATCAAAATGGTCAAGAAGAGAAAGACCGTTGGACGAGGCGGAAAGAGCCGCGATCGACACACACGGTTTATTCAACTTAGGTGACTTCAGACCAAAAGAGCCAACAGAAGCAGAAGTCAAGATAATTGGAGAATTATTTGCGAAATCTGTTGAAGGTGAGGCTTATGATCTAGAGCAGTATGGACAGTACTTCAGACCAGCGGGCGTGGCTTACCAAGGTAAACCACAGGTGGCAGTACCAACAGCATCGGCTCCAGCACAACCAGTGGCAGAAGCGGCTCCAACGGCGGCACCTGTGACTGAGAGTGCACCAGCACCACAACCTGAGGCGGCTCCGGCAACGGCGGCTCCGGCGGGCGACAGTGCCAAGAGGGCAGAAGACATCTTGAAGTTGATTAGATCAAGACAAGCAAAATAATCTGACATTTTACCAAGGCCTTGATATTGACTATTGAGGCCTTGTGTAGTAAAATTATATTATGAAAAAGAAAATACAAAAGGCAGTTGAATGGATATTGTACAAACAGATACCGGCGTGGATGTTGATTGTGGCAATCGTCCTTTGGATAGTCTTATAAGGGAAATAAAATGACAAAAGTATTTGACGCAACAAAATTTAGAAAAAGTATCACAAAGTCCATACAAGGATTAGGCATAGGATTCAGCGATCCAACAGATTGGATCTCAACTGGAAATTACGCATTGAACTACTTGATGACCAGTGATTTCAACAAAGGTATTCCGCTAGGCAAGGTCACAGTACTCGCAGGAGAATCAGGAGCAGGTAAAAGTTACATAGCATCAGGGAACATTATCAAGAACGCACAGGAACAAGGCATATTCGTCATCCTGATAGACACAGAGAACGCACTAGACGAACAGTGGCTACAGGCATTGAATGTTGACACGTCAGAAGATAAACTTCTTAAATTAAGTATGTCAATGGTGGACGATGTGGCAAAAACTATATCAGAGTTCATGAAAGGTTACAGAGAACAACACGCGGACAACAAAGAAGGTGCACCTAAAGTGCTTTTCGTAATAGACAGTCTGGGTATGATGCTTACACCAACAGATGTCAATCAGTTTGAAGCAGGTGACATGAAAGGTGATTTGGGTAGAAAGCCCAAGGCACTAACGGCACTCGTGAGAAACTGTGTGAACATGTTTGGAAGTTGGAACGTGGGACTTATAGCGACCAACCACACATACGCATCGCAGGACATGTTTGATCCAGATGATAAGATATCAGGCGGACAAGGGTTCATCTATGCAAGTTCCATCGTTATAGCCATGAAGAAACTGAAGTTGAAAGAAGACGAGAAGGGCAATAAGATATCAGAAGTAAGGGGTATTAGGGCCGCCTGTAAAGTCATGAAGACAAGATATGCTAAACCGTTTGAAGGTGTACAAGTGAAGATCCCTTATGACACGGGCATGGATCCATACAGTGGACTTGTGGACTTGTTTGAGAAAAAAGGACTATTGGTACAGCAAGGAAACAGATTGAAGTACATCGATAAGGCAGGTAAGGAACACATTGACTTCAGGAAAGCGTGGACTGGTGATAAATTAGATATGATAATGGCAGAGTTCAAAGAAGAGGTACCCACCGAAATTGAGAGCACTGATGCCCCTATCGAAGTAGAAACGAAAACAAAAACAAAAAGTAAAAAAGAAGAGTAATGATAGACTTTACACACGAGGACATCGAAAGGTTATGGAACTCCATCACACATTACGTCCCTGAGAGACAGAAACTGGATTGTGCTATAGATTTCATCAAGAGCATAGAAGACATCGGTGTAGATCATGACGAGATCAAAGCGTCTGCCGAATACGATCCCAAGTTAGAAGAAGCAATCAACACTGTGTTCGAGGAAGACGAAGAGTCAGACGGATACGGCGAAGATGATTAATTGGTACAACGAAGTAAGCAGAAACCTAGACAAGATACCAGACTGCATAACACATTTTGATAAAGAACTGCTCGAAGCAAGAAAGCAGTGCAAGATATATGGTAACCTGGAACGAGCCAGTGCGGCCTTACCAGGCATAGTCGAAGAAAGATTCAGCCAACTACAACAACTTGAAGCAATATTAGAATACCTAAACATTGAACTAAGAAGACTGCGTTCAAAAACATTTAAAAAATATCTTGAAAATTATAACAGAGCATTGTCAAGCAGAGATGCTGAGAAGTACGTTGACGGCGAAGATGACGTGGTGGACTTGACCAAAATAATCAATGACTTCGCATTGATCAGAAACCAATATCTAGGCATAACCAAAGGACTTGATCAGAAACAATGGCAAATCACGAACATTGTGAAACTGAGGGTAGCCGGAATGGAAGATGCAGACATCAAATAGAATCATACTCACAGACGTAGACGGAGTGCTATTAGAATGGGAACGACATTTCACCAAATGGATGTTGCAGAAAACATTGTTTGATGAGCGTGGTGCTAGATATCATCCACACAGGTTACTGCCAGACAAAGAAAACACATATGAGATGGCGGAACGATTTGGTGTTACCAAAGACGAGATAAGGAAGCACATCAGGGAGTTCAATCGTAGTGCTTGGATGGGTACACAGAGGCCTATGCCGGAATCACAAACCTGGGTGAAACTGTTGGCGGCAGAGGGGTGGACATTCATACCAATCACGTCACAGACATCTGACATACCTGCACAACAGTTGCGTAAGAGAAGATTAGGAGAACTGTTCGGAGATCATGTGTTCACAAATTACCACATACTTGGCACAGGTGCTGACAAAGACAGTGCATTAGCGGAGTTCCACGACACCGGACTATATTGGGTCGAGGACAAGCCAAACAACGCTGTAGCCGGGCTCAAATACGGTTTAAAGCCTATATTAATAGACCACCCATACAATCAAGACCTACAACATCCTGACATCATACGTGTAAGTAATTGGAAACAAATACACGAGATAGTCAGTGGAAAAATCAAAAAATAAAAGCAATTTCTGTATTAGACCATTCAACAGTGTGCATCTAGGCACTGATGGTGCCATTCGTCCATGTTGCATAATAAAGCCTTTGCAATCGGAATACACGGAAAAAAAAGAGTATAACATCAAAGAATCCGATCTAGAGACCTGGTGGGGCAGTGATTATCTAAAGTACCTACGGTCCAGTTTCTTCAAAGACAACAGACCAACCGAATGCTCCGAGTGTTGGAAGAAGGAAGACGCAGGCCTATCGAGTCATCGTATGAGATCTAACACCGAACACAGAGCAATATTCAAAAACAAATATGAAAAAAATTTAAATTTGATTGGTAAAGAAGATCTACAAGTTCCGGAGGATATTCAGTTGAACATCACAAATCTATGTAATTTAAAATGCCAAATGTGTGGTGGAGGAAGTAGTTCCAAATTACTTATTGAGAATAAGGCACTAGGTTATGACAACCGGGATCAAAGTCAATTTGATATAAAAGACTCAGAATATAAAAAGATTTTAGAATTAGTCAAGCATGATTTGAAAATTTTAAAAATACTAGGAGGAGAACCTTTCGTCAATCCTCGTGTAATTAAATTACTCAAGATGCTTGTGGAAACGGGACAAGCAAAAAAAATAAAATTACATGTCACAACTAACGGTACAACGTGCAATGACAAGATAATATCCTTGCTGAAAAATTTCAAAGACTGTAGATTAGTTTTTAGTGTAGACGGAGTGGGTAAGTGTAATGAGTACATCAGATTCCCATCTTCGTGGGAAATAGTTAGCACCAATATCAAAAGATTTAAAAAGGATCTAAGTCATGCCTATATTATGATTAACTGTGTAATACAAAATCTTAATGTGCTTTACGTAGATGAATTATTAGAGTTTACTTACGAAAATAAAATCTTTGTGAAGTTTGATCTAGTACTCGATCCAAATTACTTACATTTTTCGATATTACCAAAAAAAGTTCTGAGTCAGGCCTATAAAAAATTATCCAGCATCAAAGAACAAAACTTACTCCACACAGACAATGTGAAAGAAATGATTACACTGATAAGACACCACATCAACAATTACACGCTAGATGAAAACAAATATAAAAATTTTATGGACATGATCAATAAAAGAGATAATTACAGAAAAATAAGCATTAAAAATTACATGCCGGAATTAGCCAGAGAAATATTCAAATGAAAATATTTGTAGGACACGACAGCAGAGAAGACATAGCATATCAAGTTTGCGAACATTCGATCAAGCGTAGAGACCCATCAGCAGAGGTCATCCCACTCAAGCAAAAACAGATGCGAGACCAAGGGCTGTACACCAGGCCTGTGGACAAGTTGGCATCAACCGAGTTCACGTTCACTAGGTTCTTCGTGCCATACATGAACGACTTCAAGGGATGGGCAGTGTTCTGTGACTGTGACTTCTTATGGAAGATACCAAGCCACGAACTCGTGAAATATTGTGACAACTCTAAAGCAGTGGTGGTTGTGCAACACGACTACACGCCAAAGGAGACTACAAAGATGGACGGGCAGGTACAGACAACATATCCAAGGAAAAATTGGTCAAGCATGGTATTATGGAACTGCGAACACCCCAAAAATAAAATCCTCACACCAGAGTTACTGAATCAGGAATCACCAAAGTTTCTACACAGGTTCAGTTGGTTGGACGACAACGAGATAGGCGAGATGCCTGCGGAGTATAACTGGCTTGTTGGTTGGTACAAGGAACCTAAAGATGGCACACCTAAAATACTTCACTACACAGAGGGCGGACCATGGTTCGACGGATACCGAGACTGCGAGTACGCCGATGACTGGAAGAAGGAACTGATAAATTTATTCAGTTCGTAATAAAGTCTTTAAAGCATTTACATCCGCTTGTAGATGTCTATCCATTACTTTTGTCCAAACAAATTCATCCCTTTGAGAGATGTTGAAATTTTTTCGTATTTGTTTTCCAGCATTGTCGTCGATGATCTTTTTCGTTTTAAATTCCACAGTTGGCAGATACAGGCATCTGTTAAGTTTCCTTGCAACTTTCTGCGTGTATGAATCAACATGCCAGTGCCAAAAGAAAACAGGAGCGAGGTAACCTAATGCCTTCGTCCAATTTTTATGCACTGCGAAATGCGCCGCTGGTAGTTTCTCGTCCGGCCACAGTCTAGGTTCATTGCCTAAATGCCTATTCTTCGGCCTACCATCGGAAGGCACAACCATCAATATCTTATCATCAAACTTGTTAATTTCATCTACAATTATTTGATCCCAATTTGGTGTGTTCACTTGCACATCATCTCCCATCAGCATAACAACATCGTGGCTCGCCTTGTCAGCCATCAGATTCCAACTGTAACAAGTTGATTGGTTTGGACCAACTGTGTAGTGTTTTTCGTCCAGTAAGTCTTTGTATTGTTGTAATTTTTCGTCGTCGTCGTTCAGGTAAAATAAAAATTCTGTATCGCCCTTCTGCGTGGCAGTGGCAGTGTCTATGAGTCTTTGTGCTAGTTGTGGCCTGCCCCTAGACGGACAGCAAAACGATATCATATCAATTTATTTTTCCAGGTGTCTGGAGTGATGTCGTTGATAATTTCTAATGGCAAATGATATTGGAATTTCTTTGTTCCCCTCGTCCTGATGTACTCAGCGGTCTTCTTGACAGATTGCCTCATGTTTGTTGAAGTATTATAGTCCAACAACCTACGTGCTTTATCTGAAGAACAAGTGGCAAGTTTTACTTCTTTTGGTCTGTCTTTGTGGTGTATTGGATCTAGGTTGATGCCTGTCTCGTTTGCACACGCTTCTGCTAATTCGTTGATAGTGACTGGTTCTTCGTCTGGCCCAATATTGATCACTTCGCCGACCACATTGTCATTGAATGCAAGTGCATTCAAGCAGTACAAACAATCGTCAATATCGCTGAAGCATCTCTTCTGTTCACCGTCGCCGTATATGATTGGTTGTTTGCCTTGTAGCATCCTATTCAGCATGATTGACATCACATTCCTGAACGGATCATCATACTTCTGTCGTGGCCCAACGATGTTGTGTGGTACAGCAATAACATATTCCACACCGTGTGTCTCACAAAGATTTCTTAACACATCTTCGCCGGCTTTTTTTGCAATACCATATGGGTCCTGTGGTCTACATTCGTATGTCTCTTTGTAAGGTATTTCATCATGGTGGCCGTATCTTGCCATGCTTGAACAATACACTATACGCTTGATCTTGTTTCTTATTGCGGCTGTTATTGTGGTAACCGACGCTTCAAATATATTACGTGTAACAAGCACAGGAGAAAACACAGACAGTCCTTCGTAAGCCGTTGCGGCAGTGTGATAGACTATGTCACAACCTTCCATTGCTTTAGTGAGATTTTCAAGATCGCAACAGTCTACTTGATGAAACTCAACATTCTGTGGGACGTTGTCAGCATACCCGCCTATCATGTTGTCATTACCAGCCACAGTGTGACCTTGGGACAGCATCAAGTCTGCTAGATGTGATCCCAGGAAACCTGCGACGCCTGTTATAAAAATTTTCATTTGGAGTATTTAATTTAAGTTACACACGGTAAAAAACTTTGTCAGGCCAGTGCTCCATCAATAATTTATATCCTATTGAACCTAGATATTTTTCTACTTCGATGTTACTGCTTCCGTATTTTTTTGTGTTGTTGTTTAGTTCTATCATTAGATATTGCACACCCTGTAAAGTTTTTGTAGCACCTTTGAGCACCTCCATCTCATAACCTTCTACGTCGATCTTCACCAAATCTACATTTTGATAATTCATATCATCTATTGTGGTCATTCGAATTTTACCTTCTTTGTCTATCCTTTTGGCCTGTGTGAAGTCATCTTCCGTCAGAGATATTTCTTTAACTTCCGCCCCAACGGCCTCCATTCTTGGATCACAGTTGATGGTGCAATTACGTTGTAAACATTCAAAATGTGTCTTGTCTGGCTCGAAAGCAATCACTTTTCTTGCATATGGTTCGATGGCTTTTGTCCACGTTCCACACCATGCGCCTATGTCAATCACTGTATTAAATTTTTTATTTTGAGAACCGCAGTAATCCAGGAACTTCAATAGACATTTATTTTGAGTGAAGGGTTGTCCTGCCTTCCATTGATCTAAGTGTATGTCATTAGATGGCACCCAGAAACCGTTAACTTTTTCTATCTTCACAGCAACCCCTTGTCCATTAGTATCTCTACCGCTTTACCGTTGGCAATTTCTTCCGGCGTGAACTGTTGGTAGGCCAAACTGTAGAGCCAATCTTCGCAACCAACAAAATAAGGATTTTCGATGTCTGCAAGTTCTTGTCCTCCCACATCTTTGGCAAAACTTTTTTCGTCACATATTACAGGTATGCCCATGCACTGTGCTTCAACTGCCGCTATGGAACAACTCGTGACACACACCCAAGCATCTTTGAGGTCCTCAGACAATGGCACTGTTGCCTCACTGGGTCCTGATGTCCCCCTGCCTCTCGGTTTTTGTCTAATTTTGATTGGCCTGTCCGTGTATCGTTTGATTTGTTCTACAATGTCATTTGTCCAATTTGGTTTATCCAAGTAACTGTGTATGCCAGGCGAACTAGGACACACCAATACGTAACTGCCTTTGAAGTTGGGTGCTTTAATTTTGATCCCAAATTTATCAAACCTGTCAGACTTACACATCTTGATATACGACGCATGAATTTTATTCTTACAGATACGCCAATAATGATTGTCTGGCTTTAAATTATTGTTGTCAAATCTTCCAAAGTATGGAGTATCTGTGAACCAAAAATTGTGCTTACGTGCTTCAAGTTTTTTCACCATTGCCCTATTATTTCCAACGAACCCCCAAAACATACTATTGGCCACGGGATCTGTCTCGGTTTGATTGTTCAACATTCTTGTTTGCTCTGGCCAAGACTTTTGCACACCGTTGAATACTTCGTATGCTTTACTGTTCTTGTTGTTAAATGGTGCGTAAATTGTTAGCATCTATAAACTCTTTCAATTGTTTTGCCCAATCCTTGTGTCCTGCTTCGTTGGGGTGTGGATCACCCTCCTTGCATTGTTGACCGTTGGCAACTGTGTAGTCCAAATGACTAGTCTCAGGTTTGAAAAATCTTTTCTTATCTATCTTGTCAAATAATAATTGCACATCAGGGTTTGTGATCTTTGCATCTGACAGCGTGTTGTAAAACAAATATGGATATCCCTTATTTTGGAAATAATCTTGTAGGTCTAATAGTCCCAATATAGATTCAACCTGTGTCATCTGATCTAGGTCCGCCCCCAAACCAAAAAGATATTTCATGAAACTTGTTGTGTGCTGGTCCCTGTTTGGATCCCAAGTTTTCCAGGTCGTCGCCATCGTGGGAAATTTGTGTGCCTTGTACCCATCAGAAGTTGGATAGTCGAACCTGTTCCCCCCACTGGATCCAATCAGGAAAAAACATTTCTCCGCTTGATCTGGAAATTTCTCACACCATACCCTGGTAGTCCACATCAGTCTTTTCGATCCCCTGCCACCGTTGGCCAAGTTGACTTCAACTTCGAGGTCTAACAGTTTTGCCAGTTCAATACCACAGTGCGTGTGAACGTTGTCTCTAGGACGGTAGGTCAGGAAAGAACAGCCATTTATGAATAATTTGGTAGGCATCACTGAATAATTATAGTATAGTTATAGGCAAATAGCAACATGAAGAACATAGATTCAATCAAGTATTTCTTAGATAAATGGGAAACTGTCGACACCAGTTATGATTACACTGTGCCTTACCACGAAGACATAGATCCCAACTTCACAAGTTTACCAACTTTCGTAGCCGAGTTCCATGATTGCAAAGTGCATAGTTGTCCTTTGCTTGTCACCTACCAACAGAAACTGATAACCAATCACATATGGCAACTGACTCACAGTAGTAGGAACAAGCCAGGTAAGTCACACAAATTGTGGAAGGCATGGGGAGATGAGGTTCAGGCAGAGTTACCATCAGTCAGTGACCACTTCCATGAGAAGTACCGTTACGTGTGGTTGCCCATAGACGAGCAAAGTGTGGAGAACCCATGGCACATTTGGATAGATGTGATTTCAAAATTCAGACTGATCGAGAAAAGGTGGTCAACAGATTTCACAAAATACTGTTACGTGCTGGCCAACGAGAGCAAATACTTTGAGAAATGTATAAAAGAATTATTCCCCGAGGTTAAAGTCCTCGTGATGCCAAAAAATACAACGTGGCAGTTTAGACACCTGCTAGTACCAAGTGCGAGCAATTCTAAAGACGGGGTGATCACTCCGCACCTGGCACCGTGGCTGAGACATTTCAAGGGCAGGCCTGGGCTGAAAGATTCTAAACCTCACAGGAAAATCGTGGTGTTGAGACCAGGTGCAAAAACAAGAAGAATCACAAACTCAGACGAATTGTTGTTGGCACTCAAAGGTTGGGAGACTGTGGACCTTGCCAAGATGACGATACGAGAACAAATGAAGACATTTGCTGAGGCCACACACATCGTTGCGGCACACGGTGCGGGACTGGTCAATCTACTATGGTGCAATCCAGGAACCAAGGTCATAGAGATACAAGACAAAAACATGATCCACAAGAAAGTGTATCCTGTGCTGTCACATCACCTAGGTCTAAAACACAAGTTGTACCTTGCAGACACAGTGCCTATAGCGTTGAAAAACAACAAGAAACCAAAAGGCATCAAGCGACTCACTGACTTGATCAATTTCAAAATAGACATAACAGATTTGATGAGGCACATAGACTAATGATTTACCTCAGTAACACCGCTAGACAGGTGACAGAAAAATACATACAGTTCGCACAAAAGGGCATACCTGGATCACAGATACTTCCCCATGACCAAATTTTAAAAAAGCAAGATGCCACAAAGGTTTGGTTATTTGGAATATTGCGAGGCACTAATCTAGTGTACGAACACTGTAAAAGCAACAAGATAGATTTCTACTACATGGACAGACCTTATTGGGGTATCAGTAGACAGGCGCCATACTTTCTTAGGATAGTAAAAAATGATCATGTGAAAAATTTCATAGAAGAACGTCCAGATGATAGATTCAAGGCAAGTTTTCCATTTGAAATCAAACCATTTCATAAAAACGGAAAGAAAATATTAGTGTGCCCTCCAACTAATTCTATCAGTGCATTTTTCAAATGTGAAGACTGGTTACAAAACACAATGGCAGATTTGAAGAAATACACAGACAGAGAAATAATAGTGAGAGAGAAACCTTACAATCCAGAAGCACAGCGAGGCCCAGACGGGAAAATACACACAGGCGAAAACAGCACCAAGGTACCAAAGGAACCTATAGACTGGAGAGACATACACGCTGTTGTCACAAACAACAGTTCGATCACAATCAAGGCACTAGCAAATGGTGTGCCTGTTTTTGCAGACAGCAATAATTGTGCGTTTCCCATAGCGGGCAAGAGCCTAGCACGTATCGAGGATCCTGTGTACATTGATCCTAGGCCTCTGTTTTACAGTTTGGCTTATGGACAGTTCACAGCAAATGAAATGAGTGATGGCACAGCAGTGAGGATATTAGATGGAAGTTGAAATATTTAGAAGAACGGTAAAAGATCGTAAACGTGGTGCGAGTTGGGATCTGCTTCAGCACATGGCCGAAGGCATCAAAGCATGTGGAGACACACCAATAATTGTTAATGAACATAAGGAAGGTCCATGGGAAGAAAATGAAATGGAACCACATGCACCCGTTGGCTGTATGTTTGGGTATGGTGGCAAGAATCAGCCGCACCACACCAAGGGACGTAGGAGAGACCTCGTGGAACGTGCCAAGAGAAAAGGCATATACATAATCACATTCGATGGTGGCATACTTTCTAGTTTTGGGAACACCATAACACATCCTAAACATCATTGGCGTGTGAGCCTATATTCTCCAATGAACAACGGCGACTTTCTAAGTGACAACAGTCCAGGGGATCGTTGGGACATGATGAAAAATCTATGGAACGTAAAATACGAACCATGGCGTAGGTCTGAACAACACGATCCAATACTGTTCGTTCTACAGCCAAAGGACAACTGGAGCATGGACGAGCTGGATCCCATAGACTGGTTCATGGGAGTGTACGAAAAACTGAGACCGGCAACCAGCAGGAAGTTCTTGATAAGACCGCATCCAAACCACATGGCACAGATGATCAAACGTAAAAATGAATTCCCCGAAGATTGCGAATTACTAGAGGGCAAGTCAAGTTGGGTAGGTGACGAGAAAAAATTCTATAGATTCAACTTCCAAGAAGTGATATCAAACTGCCACGCAGTGGTGACACATAATTCTACCGCTAGTGTTGATTCTTGTGTGCGTGGCGTACCAACTTTCTGTACAAGCGATCTAGCACTGTGTTGGCCGGTGGCTAATCATGATCTAATGGACATAGAGACACCAAAGAGACCTGACAGGACACAATGGGTGCATGACATTGGTTACAAAATGTGGAGCACGGAAGAGATCAAAAGCGGTGCTGTTTTTAAAAGATACAAAGACAAATTGGGCCTGTGATGCATCATAGAATAAACGTTTTACGTAATCAATACAGGAACTGTCCTAATCTCATCTTAAGTTTTCCACGTTGTGGGCGTACTTGGATGAAACATCTTTTTGGACACTACATTGCCAGACAATGGAATGTTGAATTCAGTAAATGGGTAGATAGACCCCGGCCAGGAATGCCCGGCATTCCTAAAATATTGTTCAGGCACGACTTCATGAGCATGACGGGTCACATACCATGGAAAGAATATTTCCAAATACAGGACGGTAAAAAATTTTACTTCTGTAGCGAGATGCAAAAACAAAGTATTGTGTATCTTGTTAGGGATCCTTTAGATGTGCTGTTTAGTTATTGGCCATACCTGCAAAGCATACCTTACAAAAACTTCACCTGCCCACAGCACACTGACATCATAGATTTTGCCAAGAACAAGGACTGGGGTTTGGATATCATTATAAATTTCATGAACTTACAACTCGATCACATGGAACAACACCAGGGTAGGAAGTTGCTTGTAAGATATGAGCAACTTAAAAAAGAAGACAGTGCTTGGAGGGATCTGATAACTTTCGTGTTTAAGGATTTCGAGAATGATTCCTACACACATGCCAAAGATCAAACCACGTTCGCTAAAATGCAACAGAAAAATAAATCCGATGCCCCTGATGAATTAAAATTCTACCGAAGGGGTGGCTCAAACTACATCACCGATTTACCACAAACACAGCAAGATGTTTTATTGAACTGGCCAGGACTACATGATTTAAATAAGAGGATAAATGAAAATTAAAGTCATAACATCATACAAACCCGGGTGTTGGGAACAGTACGGCAAAAAAGGCATCGAGTCTATGGCTAAACAATTTCCAAAAGAAGTAGACATAGTGGTGTATGCAGAGGAACCTAAACCACAGTGTGATTACGACAGGGTCAAATGGATAGACCTGAACACAGCCGAACCAGAACTATTCAAATTCAAAAACAAGCACAAAGATGATCCTGTTGCCAATGGAGAACTACAAGAAATACCAGGTGGGGTGAGGAGACCGGCAGAGTTACAGCAGAAGGGCGGCATGGACAAAAATAAAGGTTCGTTCCTTTGGGCCGCTGTGAGATTCGCCAACAAGGTGTTCTGTGTGGTCAATGCTGTGCGTAATTCAAAGGACTATGACTATGTGGTATGGATAGACGGTGACACTTTCTCGTTCAGGCCCATACCGATAGAGTTCTTTGAAAATCTCTTACCGCAGGACACTATGCTGACATACCTAGGACGTGAGAATCCAAAATTGAATGACGGTGGCAAGTATCCTGAATGTGGATTCGTGGGATACAACATGAAACACCCAGAAATACAGAACTTCGTCAATGATTGGGAGAAACTTTATGTCACAGACGAGGTATTCAAATTGTTAGAATGGCATGACAGTTATGTGTTCTGGCACCTATCAAAATTATACAGACGGGAAAGAAATATCACAGTCAATGACATCGGATATTGGAAAGGTGTGAAGGGACATCATGTATTTGTCAACAGCGAACTTGGACAGTACATGGACCACATGAAAGGCAAGCGTAAGAAGACAGGCACGTCTGCACGTAGCGACCTCCGGACCCAACCCACGATAGATTATTGGAAGAAAGCACCGTCGAGCCTGTAATGAAGATAGAAGCATGGCCCATGCATGGCCCACTCAACAGTAAAGATATTTTTGCAAAATTAATACAGTCAATGCAGAAAACCGGAGACCAAGTATCCGTGAACAAAGAGACCAACGGTGACGTTGCGGTCATATGGAGTGTGTTATGGCGTGGTAGGATGCAGAGTTACAAGCCAATATGGGACAGGTACAGGAATCAAGGTAAGCCTGTTGTAGTTGTGGAAGTGGGAGGACTGCGTAGGAACCTCAGTTTCAAGATTGGCATAAATGGGATAAACAGAGATGCCGACTTCGCCAACCAAGAGTTCGATGATAAGCGTTGGCCTATGTTCAAACACGAACTGCGTCCATGGAATCCAACCGGAGATCTGATTGTCATATGCGGACAACATGACACGTCCGAGCAATGGAAGGGACTTCCCAAGATGTCAAACTGGATCGAACAACAGATCAAAGAAATCAGGAAGTACACCACAAGGCCAATCCTAGTAAGGCCACACCCCAGGAATATCATCACGTTCGATGAAAACAAATTCAAAAACGTGAAGGTGAGACTGCCAAAGAGGGATTACAGGACCTACGACGACACAGATTTCAAAGCGACCCTAGAGAGGACCTGGGCGGTCGTGAATCATTCCAGCAATCCGGCCATGGAGGCAGTGATCAAGGGTGTTCCTGTGTTCGTGTCCGAATCAAGCCTGTGTCACGACGTGGGCAATGTCAAATTAGGAGACATCAACACACCAGCCATGCCAAACAGATTGACATGGGCCAACAAACTTGCATACACAGAATGGTTCGAGGACGAGATAGAACAAGGATTACCATGGGAGAGGATAAGAGCAAGGCTACAGGAGAAATATATATAATGCAAACTATAAACATCGGCAAAAAAGGAATTGAGCCTATCGTCTGGAAGAAATATGAGGGCGAGGATGTGATCGTCAACACCACAATCAGGCAAGGCAAACGAATACAAGACATCAGATTCTTCGAAGACAAAGTCAAGGCAGTGCCTCGAGGCAACGCCTACTGCATAGGTAACGGTCCTTCACGTAAGGGTTTTGATCTTACAAAACTAAAAGCAACAGGTCAGACCTACGGCTGTAATGCACTGTATAGGGACTTTATGCCTGACTTCATATTCTCAGTTGACACAAAGATGTCAATGCAGATGGTGGAAGACGAAGTGGGTTTGAAGACCGTACACTACGGTCCGGCACTAGAGGTCAACAGGAAGCAGAGTAAGGGCATGATACACCTCATACCAAACAATCCACATTGGATATCAGGCAACGCGGCATTCTGGACCGCAGGTGTGCATGGACACAAGAACATATACCTCATAGGATTTGATTTCAGGGAATACGGCAAGGGACAACTGAACAACATATATCAAGACACAATCTGTTACGGAGAGCGTAACGACGACAAGATATTCGAGGGATGGTATAAACAATTCAGGGACATGTTGAAGATGAGGCCATATGTAAACTACACCGTGGTGCATGATGATCCGCCCGAATACCTGAACAACATGCAGACAGGCACGGACCTGGGCAATAGTAAACTAATAACTTACAAAGAATTTGAGGACACTGTCCTATCCGGTTCTTGATAGGGTCAAACCCGCACTCTTGAATTTATTCTTGAACGAATAGAAATTGGCGTTGTGGTTGCTGTATGGATCTTTCAACACTGTCATCTGATATAAGTGGACCATCTCGTGGGCCAGCGTTTCTATGAAATCTCTGAAAGTTGGATACTTGGTGTGTATTTCAATTGCGAATGTGACATCTGTTTTGTCATAGGGTATGACGCTTTGATCGTATGTGCCTTTCCTACACTTCCTGTTATCCCAATTGGCCCAACACCTGCCCCAGTCGTTGGTCATTCTTACCAGGTACAATGGCACTGCGGGTAGTTGATTACCAAATAATCCTTTGTTGAGATGCCTAAACCAATATAGTGCCAAAGAATGTGTGGGTTTGTAGTTCCTGATGTGCTTTCGCCTAGTCAGAGTATTTTCCAGTTTTATTTTGAGTTGTTTCCTGACCGATACGGTCTTCTTGCTGGTCCTTTTCATAGGTTGACTATATTACCAAGTATGCTATAATATACTAATAATTATCAATATTACCAGGATTCAAAATGCAGTCAGATATGCCAAAAACAATTAACGAAGCACTTAAAATACTAGCATATAACGATTATTTCTGGGCAAACTCGTCTATGATAGGAAATACGGGCACGATCAAGCCACATCCGAAGGACCACGAAACAGTGAAATCACTGGCAGAATCGCAGTATGCCTGGACAGAGAAACAGGCCAGATTAGCACTAGTGATCCTCAAAAGGTATCTGACCAAGTTCCAAGCACACGGCATGGACATCAAACCATTGCTGGACAACCCGCAGTACGAGGATGAATTCAGGGTGATAAGTTTTGACAAGGTCATAGAAAAGTACACAGACGATGACAACGTTGACAGAATAGAGATGAGATTTCCTTATCACAAGAAAGTGATACAACTTATACGTTGCATGAAAGACAGACGTGACTTGCCGGGTATGTATGCACTGTACGATGGTGAGAAAAAGAAATGGACATTCAAACACAGTGACGTCACTGCTTACTACCTTACATTGATTGCAGTGAGATATGACTTTAAGTTCACGGACGACAGTTTGCTTAACGACTATGAACAAATAAAAAAAGAAGTATTAGGACATCGTAAACCCACAGCAAGACTAATCGGAGGCGAGGTAGTATTAAATGATGCTCCTGAATCTTTACAAGATTATTGGGATAAAAATCTAAAAGGAAAACCAAAACTCGCACAAGTTGATTCGCTTAAGAATTTCAACATATCTACTAAAGGGATCAGTGTTGATGCCGACACCACAATAGGACACAAGATAGCACATAACAATTATCACAAGTTATGGATAGATTCAAAAACATTTTCCAAAAAAGAAATAGTGAAAGGCCTCATTGAACTTGATTGTTTTCCATTGATAATGCCTGTGAGCGGTGACATACACATGGAAGAAGATGTAAAAGATTTCTGGGAGTGGTTGAATGCTTTCAAGGCTCATGGCATAGACATACTGAACGATTGTAGTTGGGGGTTCGATGTGAGAGAACCAGTTTACAGAAAAGAACTAGACAAGTTGCCCTTGAACAGCATAGATCTGAACGCATTCTCAGACAAAAAACATTGGTTGGTAGATAACCATAAACCAAGAGAATTCTTTGAGAATCTTTATGAACTACACCAAATGAGCAAACAGTTCAAACTTATAAGCGATAACACCAAAATAGTATTCGTAAGGAACAGAATACCAAGGGCACTGATCAAAAGTAAAATCAAACCAAAAGCATCACTGGTTGCATTGGGCGGTGGTTACTACGCCACAGGCACGGACAACTTGAAAAGAATGCTTGAAAATCTTCCAAAAAAGTTGTATTATAGTGATCACCAACCGAGTAGTTGGGATTGGCATGATCATATTATAATAAAACTTTAGAATGAGCAGTTGTAAATTAGTAATAAAAGACGAAGTGAACGTGAAGTTCGAGAACCTAAGCCTCGAATGGAGGAAGCGTCTATCAAACAAATTCAAATATGAGATACCATATGCCAGGCATCTACCTGCTGTCAAACTGGGCAGGTGGGATGGCAAGGTAAGTTTCTTTGGTCTGGGTGGGACAACATACCTGAATCTAGTTGACCAGATACTGCCCATACTGGACGAGGGTGGTGTGTACATAGACGTAGAAGATCGTAGACAACAACACAACTTTGAATTCAAAGCCGTGGACAAGAATTATCTATCACACATAACGTGGCCAGAGAATCATCCGGCGGCGGGACAACCAATCGAATTGAGAGACTATCAAGTAGAGACAATCAATAAATTCATAGAACATCCACAGAGCATACAAGAGATCGCCACTGGTGCAGGTAAGACCATTATTACAGCGGCACTGTGCCAACTGGTCGAACCGTATGGAAGGACACTGACCATAGTCCCAAACAAGAGTCTTGTCACACAGACAGAAGAAGACTTCCTTGCTTGTAACTTAGACGTCGGTGTGTACTACGGTGACCGGAAAGAACTAGGAAGGTTCAACACAATAGCGACCTGGCAGTCACTGAATGTGCTGGAGAAGAAAAGCAAGGACGAACACACCACAGATTTCCTAGAGGCCATACAAGGCATAAACACCGTAATAATAGATGAAGTACACATGGCCAAGGCCGATGTGCTGAAGAGATTGCTGACAGGACCTTTCGCACACTGTGGCATACGTTGGGGGCTCACAGGTACAGTACCAAAAGCAGATTACGAGTTCATGGGATTGAAATGTAGTATTGGTGAAGTGTCTAACAGGATACAGGCCAGCGAATTGCAAGACAAAGGTGTGTTGGCCAACTGTCACGTAAACGTGTTGCAGACACAGGATCATCCACAGTTCAAAACTTACGGTGAGGAACTGAAATGGCTGACCACAGACAAGACCAGAATGAAATGGGTAGCCAACACAATCAAAGACATATCGAGTTCAGGTAACACACTGATACTCGTGGACAGGATATCCGCAGGTGAAATACTTGAAGAGCAGATCCCAGATGCGGTGTTCGTGTCCGGATCGACCAAAAACACAGACAGGAAGGAACAATATGATGAAATATCTACTGCGACAAATAAAGTTATTATTGCCACATATGGAGTTGCCGCTGTTGGCATTAACATTCCTAGGATTTTTAATCTTGTTCTCATAGAACCAGGTAAGTCGTTCGTGAGGGTGATCCAGAGCATAGGACGTGGAATCAGGAAAGCGGAAGACAAAGACAGTGTACAGATCTGGGACATTACCAGCAGTTGCAAGTTTGCAAAAAGACACCTAGGGGCAAGGAAAAAGTTTTACAAAGAGGCCAATTACCCGTATAATATAGAAAAGATAAATTATGAAAATCCTTACTCTGGATAACAGAACATACACACTAGAAAAGATACCGGAATGGGTTGATGACAAGTTGCGATTCGCTGTGCTAGACAATTCGGACCCTGCGAATCCGGATTTCTTCTACATACCTTTGATCTTCTTGGAAAGTTTCAATGCACCAGCGGCGGTTCTAGAGATTGGACCACACAAGATAAAGATGCCACTGGACTGGAAAATGTTGATAGGAGAGGCGGGACAATCAGAAATGCATGTTTTACCAATCACGAGTCTCAACGACAGGGGGTTCGATGCTTTCACATTCAATCCTTTATCAAGTCCAAAACCAGACTTCCATCCAATAGACGTGGTGGATATCTACACAGAAGTGAAATGGTATTTCCCCAAGATCAAGTCGGGCCAGATGTTGGCTGTGCCTTTGAACAATGGCCCAAAACCCATGTGCGCCTACTTTGTCAAGGACATATCGAGACAGTGTGAACAGGTGGACTATGGCTCCGTCTGGTAGGAAAACAATAACAATTGACGCACCGATCCTGATAACCAGCAACAAGATCGCTGTGTGGATGGATGAAGACTGGATGCACAGTTTCTTCGACTTCATGAGGAAACACAAATTCCAATTTTCAGGTTTACAACACAAAAACAAGAAACTAAAATTAACATTTGCAACAGCGAAAGATTGCACAATGTTTGCACTAAAATATGCCAGCAGAAAAAAATAGAAAATTTTTTGATCTAAGGAACGGACTGAAAGCAGTAGACTTCCGGAACAAGGACTACTTCGACAGGATCGACGACAAGGAGAAATCACTGTACTCACCGTACATGCTGATGAGATACGTTTCCAACGTGTCGTCCAAGGATCCATTCTACGTGGAACACTACATCGAAATGGTCAACGAGTGCGTGAACAAACACTGCTTCACACTGGGCAAACACAAGAAACTGTTATGGATACTGACCGCCATGTGTGGTGCAGAGACACAGCAGTTCCATCCATGGCTAAAACCCATGAAGCGTGTGGCCAACAAAAGTCTCAAGAAATTGCAGACAATATACCCAACGTGGAAGGAAGCAGACCTAGAGACATTGGACAAAGTCATAACAGACAGAGAACTAGAGGAATTGATAGAAGCACATGGCATCGACAAATAAATGCACATACTGTGGCAAGGAGTTTGCTAAGGAACGTACACTACAGGTACACTTGTGTGAGCCAAAGAGAAGGTATCTACAACGTGATGAGAAATGGGTGGTCAACGCATTCATGGTGTTCCAGAGATTCTATCAGATACACCAACACAATTCAAAAACAAAAACTTACGACGATTTCGTCAAGAGTTCGTACTACAACGCTTTCGTCAAGTTCGGAAGATTCATAATGCACATCAACCCCTTGTACCCTGACAAGTACATAGACTATGTGCTTCAGTCCAAGGTCAAACTGGACCACTGGGCCAGGGATGACCTCTATGAGATGTACTTGATCGAAGCACTGAAGTCAGAACCGGTCGAGGCCGCACTGCAAAGGAGCATAGCAACCATGATGGACTGGGCCACAGAACAGAATGCACAATGGTCGGACTACTTCAGACTGGTGAACAAGAACAGAGCGGTACAACACATACAACAGGGAAAGATTAGTCCATGGTTGCTGTTAGGTTGCAACGCAGGCAAAAGGATGTTAAAATCATTCAACGACGAACAATTACAAATGATAGAAAGATTCATAAACACCAGTTTCTGGCCAAGCAAGTTGAAGAGCTATCCCGCTGATCACATGCTGGTACAGGACACAGCAAGGGAGGCCAAGATTGTCTAAGATAGATTTAGAAGTGTCTGATAATTTAGAATTCGATGACGGAGACTGTGCCGTGATAATCAAAGAGGATGGTTCCATAGGAAGAGTAATAATGCCAAAAGTTGACAAGGACTTACTGAAAACAGAAGGTTACAGAAAACTGCTTGATGTGTTGGAAGTTTTACAACCAGGCTCCAGGGAGAAAATGATAGAACATGCGGCAAAGGACAAAGGGAGTGTACACTAATGCCCGAGCCAGTTGACGTAAGCAAAAAACATTTTTACATAAGCATGGTAAAAAGCATTGTTCGTATTGCCGGATGTGCCGCAGTACTATTAGGCGGAGGAATCGTTTGGCTTGCAGGTGGATTACTAATTGCAGAACTTTTAGGAATTGCTGAGGAACTATAATGCCTGATGTAGACATAGATTTCTTTGACAGAGACAACACATTGAAGTTGTTCAAACACACACCAGCGTCAATGATCAAAGACGGCAAGTCCGAGAAACACAAGACAGGCGTGTACTTCCATGCAGTACCGGAACACCCTGTGACGGGACATGCGAGTCTAGATTACAAACAGGCGGAAGACAGAGGTTACTTCAAGATAGATTGCTTGAACGTGAACATATACAAGGACGTGAAATCAGAACAGGAACTTGTAGAGCTCATGATACAGGAACCGGACTGGGACATGCTGAAAGATCCAAAGATAGTGGAAAACCTTTTCCACCTAAATGGCCACTACAACATAGTGTCCAAACTAGAACCGCGGACCATAGAACAACTTGCGGCTGTATTAGCAATTATACGTCCAGCCAAGAGACACCTTATGCACAAGGACTGGGTAGATATAATGAAAGAAGTTTGGGTAAAACCCACAGACGGCAGTTACTTCTTCAAGAAATCACACGCTGTGGCATATGCACAGGCCATAGTGGTGCAGATGAATTTGATCAACAGGGCTAAATATAGTTTTGATGAGACATCAAAAAACTAAAAAAAGACTCCAAAAAAAATCCAAAACAAAATCCAATTCTTCGCTTCATTCAGAAAGTAAAAGTTATCAGCCTGATAGTCCTTTAACACAGCACTATCTCACAACAGGTGCTATACTTCCTGAAAAAGAGACTAAGTAGGTCTTCTAACTAATTGGATAGTTCTTCTCTTCACCCGTTTCTTTGAAATTTCTGACAGTTTGACTGTGGGACCATGCACGATCTCCACGTCCTTGGAGTTGAGTGTGATCAGGGTTGAACGAAAGTATCTGAACTCGCCTTTTAGGAATATGTTGATTGGTAATTTACGATTGGACTCGTGCCACCAAGTCTCCCCACACTTGAGGAACTTCATCTTGTCCTGTGGCATCATCAGCCTGCCGTAGTCATAGAAACTGATCACATTGGCGTCCTCGTTCTGTACTATGCCCACATACTCCAAATCGCCCTTTCTGATCAGGCTCAGGAATGGGAACTTGTCCCTCAATGTGTTAAAAATCTCGTTCATTCTATATCTATAAATACTGTTAAATATGTATTATGCAAACAGTACAAAGGTATTTAATAAATCAATTGGTAATAGCCTACATAAGTGGTTACCACGGAAGGAACTCAAAAGTGTACGATAGACGCTTAACATTGCACAGAGGGGTATCAAACCCGATCACATTCACGTTCAAGAACGAGGATCAGAAAGCACAGGACATCACAAGCAAGACCTACGAGTTCAACATGATAGATTCTGAGAGCAAGAAAGCGGTTATCACTAAGACATTGACCATACTAGATGATGGATCCACAGTGAGCACCAAAGGTGACGCAAGTTGCACGATCACAGAAGGTGACCTGTTACCGCTGGATGCCAAATTCTACAACTTCGCAGTGAGGGAAGTCAAATCAGATGGTAGTAGGGAGATCACTTATTCGGACACTGGCTATGCCGCGGCGGGCACAGTAGAACTGCTAGACGGTGCATATCCAGAGTTCTTGCCTAGCACAAGCGTCTCAAGTTTCACAGCAGTGGGAGGCCCATTGACACACACTTCAGGATCCATAGATGCGAGGCCAGGCATCAACAACAATAAAGCACTACACACGATTGCTGTGTACACAAAGAACTTCTCAGGCGCACTGAGGGTGCAGGGCACAATGAGTGCCACACCGAGCAACTCAGACTACTTCGATATTACCATGGAAGGTGCTGGCTCTACGGCAAACACTTTCTCAAGTTCAACAGCAGTTACCAATTTCAACTTCACAGGTGTGTATCACAGTGTGAGATTCAGTTGGGGCAACGACAGTGGTAACACTGGCGTGATTGACAAAATCCTATATAGACAGTAAAATAGTATAGATTATGAATCTTATACAGAATACAATTCTGACTGGCCTGCCTGCGAACAGAAAGAAGACCCCAAGCGGATGGATCAGTTTCAACGCACCCTGTTGTGTGTACAATGGAGAGACCGCTGACAAGAAGAAGCGTGGAGGACTGATGACAAGTGCGGACGGCACTGTGAGTTACCATTGTTTCAACTGTGGGTTCAAGGCCAGTTATGTGATAGGACGTAAACTGACCTACAAGATGAGGCAGTTCATGAGTTACATCGGAATACCCGAAGACACCATACGTAAATTGGCCATAGAGGCCATGCGTGAGGAAGAAGGCGATGTCAAGTATGAGAAAAAGAAATTCGTGACTTTCAAGAACAAGACACTGCCCAAGAACGCACACAAACTGGACGTGTGGTTGGAGAAGTACGTGGGCAATGATCTCACGGAACCACAATGGAAGAAGATAGACGGATTACTGAAGTACCTAGAGGGAAGGGGCATAGGTGCCGACTGGTATGACTTCATGTACTCACCTGACAAGACCTGGGACATCCATCAAAGATTGCTGATACCTTTCTACTGGAGAGGAGAAGTTGTTGGGTTTACAGGGAGGATGTTCGAAGAGTCAGAAGGGGTGAAGTATTACACAGATGTGTGGCCGGGATACGTGTTCAACATGGATGCTCAGGACTGGACAAGGAAGTTTGTCATAGTCACAGAAGGACCTTTTGACGCCATAGCCGTATCTGGTGTCAGCATACTGGGATCAGAGATAAATGATACACAAAGGGAGTTGATAGACGGACTTGGCAGACAGGTAATTGTTGTGCCAGACAGAGATGCCCCTGGGCAGAAACTAGTAGATCAAGCGACAGAGTTTGGATGGAGTGTGGCATTTCCAGAGTGGGACAAAACGATCGGCGATGTGGCTGATGCTGTGGCGAAATACGGAAGGTTATTCGTGATACAGTCAATCTTAAAAACTACAGAGTCAAACAAATTAAAGATTGATCTGAAAAGAAAGATGTATGGTTAAAGATATACTATTACTAGGCGACTCACACACATATGGAGCAGGAATAGATGATGCGTCATTACATGAACCGTGGAACGACTACAGCAAGAAGTCATGGGCATATCACATGTTCGATCAAACAGACATCGTAAATAAATCTTATCCTGGTTGTTCAAACGATGTCATATCGTTGAAACTTGTGAGACATGCACACAATAAAGGTCTGATATTGATTATGTTCACCTATCCTGAACGAATACACTTCACAAAAAATAGTTGTAATTTTAATGCCAGTCCCCGTTCGTTCGGAGGCTTATCAGACGATGGCAAAGAAGATTGGGCGGCCAAACAATTGGCCATAAAACATAAAGATCAATACACAAAGTTGATAACAAATTACTATGATGATAACCTGTTAGAGTTGTTGTTCCTTAAAAACGTATTGTTCTGCCAGTCTTTCTGTAAAAGTAATAACTTAGAATATTATTTCACACTAGTGGATCATAGAGAAAGGACTAGGTGCACAAGTTCACTGAAAAAATACATTGATGGTCTTTACCAAAACATAGATTGGAATAAAATATTCCTAGTCGAAGGCAAGTACGGGTTTGACAATTACGCTAATAAAATTAATGCTGGTCTAGGAACAGATAACGATCACTGGGGTGAAGATTACCACAGAGTGTTTGGTGATTTATTTTTAGATTGGATAAACAAGGAAAAGGTATTATAATAACGTATGGCTGAATACACATTTGATGTACAAAAACTTTATATAGAGATGCTCTTAGCGGATGCGGAATCATTCGCACGGGCACAGAACATATTCAAACCAGAATCGTTCGATCGTAAACTACAGCCTATAGCCAAGTTCGTCAAAGACTACATGGACGAGTACAAGGTCATGCCTGATGTGGAACAAGTGAACGCCAAGCACGACATCAAACTGAAATCAGCAAAGGATCTGGATCCAAGTCACTTCAACTGGTTACTAGATGAATTTGAAACATTTTCAAGACACAAAGCACTGGAACATGCGATACTGCAATCGGCAGACATGCTGGAGAAGGGAGATTATGCTCCTGTGGAAGACATGGTCAAGGATGCAGTCAATGTGGGACTGACCAGGGATCTCGGAACAGACTACTTCGAAGATCCTCGAGGAAGGCTAGAAGCACTCAAAGACAACAACGGACAGATCAGTACAGGTTGGCAAAATCTAGACAAGAAACTTTTTGGTGGATTCAACAGGGGAGAGCTGAACATATTCGCAGGTGGTTCGGGTGCAGGTAAGAGTTTGTTCTTGCAGAATCTCGCAGTGAACTGGGCACAGGCAGGATTGAATGTGTGCTACATATCTTTTGAATTGAGTGAACAACTGACAGCCATGAGACTAGATGCAATGATGACAAATATTCCAACTAAAAAAGTATTCCCGGAGATAGACAATGTCGAGATGAAGGTCAAGATGTTGAAGAAGAAATCAGGTAACCTACAGATCAAATACTTGCCAAGTGGTAGTAATGTATTGGATGTGAGGACATATCTCAAGGAACTAGAATTAAAGAACAAGAAGAAGGTAGACTGCATACTGATCGACTACTTGGATCTAATGATGCCGAAGAGTAAGAAGATATCGCCGGCGGACTTGTTCATCAAGGACAAGTATGTGAGTGAAGAACTGAGGAACTTGGTCGTGGAGAAACAGTGTGTGTTGGCAACGGCATCACAGTTGAACAGAGCCAGTGTTGAAGAGATAGAGTTTGACCACAGTCACATATCAGGTGGACTATCCAAGATACAGACAGCAGACAACGTGATAGGTATATTCACAAGCCGAGCAATGAAGGAACGTGGCAGGTATCAGATACAGTTTATGAAAACAAGATCAAGTTCTGGTGTTGGACAGAAAGTGGATCTTGAGTTTGACGTGGACAGTTTGAGAATCAGAAGTCTGGATGAGGATGATTCACAGAGCTACAATCAACAGGGCAAGAACAAGATTTACGATTCATTGAAACAAACATCCAAAGTTACGGGTGGAGATGCATCCACAGATGCGAGACCAGAAGTGCCAGATCCACGTAAGGGTGATGCATTAGGGGTCAAAGTCAAGGCCACAGTAGAGGGTGGCAAACTGAGACAACTGTTAAACGAATTACACTCAGACGAAGAACAATAAAGTGCGTAAAGCGTAAATTACCAAAAAAGCGTAAATTAAGAAAATAACGCGAAGCGTTAAAAAGCGTAAAGCCGGCCTTGACCTTTTGGATCTAGACCGACTCCACAGTGTTTGGGAACTAGAATGTGAACTTGATTCCAGCCGCCATGTCGTTTGTGTCTGTACCTGTTGGCACATCCGTCATCTGATAAGCACCATACATGC